ATAGAAACAAGAACCCTAACGATGGAATGGGATAAAGTTACTTGGGTTTGTGATTTATACGCGAGTGTATTCTCAAGACAGAAATGGTATCCTTGTGTTGGATGCAGTCCAAAAATATTAATAGGAATGATTAACAAATTAGATAAAGTTTATGAAACTTATGAAGTCAATTAATGAAAAAGAATTTAAAGCATTAACTGAATACATAGACACCAAAAGAGAAAGTGCAAATACTTATTTTGATGTTGATGTAGAAGATGTTTTGTTTAGTTATTTTTATTCAACAGAAGACACGTTTTGGCTTTTAAATGATTGGAATGAGGGGATAGAGGAAGAAAACGACCAAATAAACCATATAAAAGACGCATTAAAATTAATTAAAAAACTAAAAGATGAAAACTAAATTATTATTATTTGCTTTGGCATTTGGATTAATGTCAAGCACGTGTTCAACAGATGAAGTTGAAACACTAAACGATTGTAATTGTGAAGAGCAATTTTATATCAAAGCTCCTATAGTTGGAGGAGGTGGATTTACTTATGAGTTTATCTATGCAAGACCTATCGCCTTTGATTGTGTAAACGAGGAGTATAATGTTTATTACCCTGTTAGTAATGTAAATTACAATACGGCTAAAGTGGTTTGTGAGTAAATCAAATATTGATTTATATTGATTATGGATAAGAGAGTAAATAACGGAGGGAATAGTACTAAGGCTTTAGGAGTTGATAAAAGAAAAAACCAATACTTAGACCTATTAGAAAAAGCATCAACTCCTGATGAGATTGTAAGTGTAATTGAAAAACTAAAAGAGATAGCTACAGTCAAAGGCGACGTCCAAGCTATTAAATTATTCTTAGAATATTACTTAGGCAAACCAAAAGAAACGATAGACCAAAATGTTAATCTTAATAACTTCGATATAAAAGAATTGTTTAAGTTTGATAACAATAAAGAGTAAATATAAAACTCTTGGGAGTGATAGCCGTTACTATATTGTTTCAGGTGGTAGAGGTAGCGGGAAATCATATTCTGTTAACCTCTTTTTGCTATTGCTTACATACGAAAGTGGACACACTATATTATTTACTCGTTATACTTTAACCTCAGCCCACATATCAATAATCCCTGAGTTTATAGATAAGATAGAAACGGCTCAACTACAAAATGATTTCTACATTACAAAAGATGAAATTATAAATTTAAAAACAGGTTCTAAAATTCTATTCAAGGGAATTAAAACAGGGAGCGGAACACAAACAGCAAACCTTAAATCTTTAGCAGGAGTTACTACTTGGGTGCTTGATGAAGCTGAGGAGTTGATAGATGAAGATATATTTGATAAGATTGATTTGTCGATAAGACATCAAACAATACAAAATAGAATTATATTAATATTAAATCCAGCTACAAAAGAACATTTTATTTATAATCGTTTCTTTGAAAGTAAAGGAGTTCAAGAGGGAAGTAATGTCATTACAGGTGATACAACATACATACATACAACGTATTTAGATAATAAAGAAAACCTATCAGAAAGTTTTATTAATCAAATAGAACGCATTAAAACAGCAAACCCACAAAAGTATAAACATGTTATACTTGGGGGTTGGTTAGACAAAGCAGAGGGGGTTGTTTTTACTAATTGGAAGTTTGGAGAGTTTAACCCAGATAACTTACAAACTTCTTTCGGACAAGATTTCGGTTACTCAATCGACCCAACAACTTTAACAGAGGTTGCAATAGATAAAAAGAAAAAGATTATCTACGTAAAAGAATGTTTCTATAAAGTAAAATTAACCACTACTGAAATATTTGAATTAAACAAAACGTATTGTAATCGTAGTTTGATAATCGGAGATAATGCTGAAAGCAGGTTAATAGATGAACTAAGGCATAAAGGCAATAATATAGTAAGATGCGACAAACCACCTATTGAGTTTGGTGTTTCTTTAATGCAGGACTTTGAAATAATAGTAGAACACAATAGTAGTAATATAGCTAAGGAACTAAACAACTATGTTTACTTAGATAAGTCTTCTAAACTTTATTCCGATAATTACAATCACGCAATAGACGGAATACGTTACAATGTTGTGTATCATTTAGGGCGTAACTTTGGAATTACAATACGATAGTGAGTAACAAAATCAACTTTTTTTTATTATAATAGTATGAGGATTACATTACCAGAAGATAGCAAGGACATTACTTTGATGCAGTATCAAAAGTATTATGAACTTTTACAGCGTGAAGGGTTGGATGAAAAGCAACACAATCAAAGAAAGGTTCAAATATTTACAGGTATAAAACCTAATGAATACGACAAGATAAGTAAAGCAGATATTGACGATATGATTAAGCAAATAGATATTGCATTAAATCAATCAGCGGTATTTACTCCAACGTTTAAAATAGATGATGTTGAGTTTGGTTTTATTCCTAACTTAGATAAGATAACAGTTTCAGAATACTTTGATTTAAGTAAGTATGGCGAGAGCGTAGATACATTGCACAATCTAATGGCAATATTATTTAGACCGATTAAAGATAAAGACAAGTTAGGTAACTATTCCATAACAGAATATTTAGGTACTGCTGAATGGGCAGATATAATGAAGCTAACACCAATGAATGCCGTTAATGGTGCGTTGTTTTTTTTTCTGAATTTGTCAACGGAATTAGTGAATTATACCCAGAGATATACGGAGGCGGAACAAGTGAAGGAAAGATTGCAAGCGACTACTTTGATAAATGGGGATGGTATGCAACCATCGATGAATTAGCAAAAGGAAACATTTTAAATTATAAGAAAGTTTTAAAGATAAACGTGTATGAAGCGCATATGTTTTTAGCACATAAGTTAGATAAACAGAAACTAAAGGCAGAAATAATGAAGCCTAAAAACGAAATACAATTATGAAAACACAAAACGATTTAATTTACAAAACAATTTTAATTTATATATTATTTAGTATGATTTTATGGAAATCAGTAGAATCAAAAAACATATTAAATATTGTATTAGTGTCTATATGGATATTATTACATATCGTTATAGATTTAAAATATTTTAAAAATAAGCGATGAACCAATACTCAGAATTATTATACTATATTAAAAGTTTAGCCGATGCAGACGCTTTAGTTAATACCGTTACTCAAGGAGATTTTGAGGTTTTGGATTTAGATAAGGCGAATATATTTCCTTTGGTTCATATCAGTATTACGGATAGCGGTTTTACAAATGGGCAAACTGTTAAGTTTAGTTTGCAAGTAGGATGCTTTGCGGTTAGAGATATAAATAAAGAAATAAGAACTAACAAGTTTTGGGAGCAGGACAATGAAGTAGATAACCACAATGAAACGCACGCAGTTTTAAATAGAATGTGGTTAAAAATGTATACCGATTTCGAGTTAAATAATATAACAGCAAGTGAAAACCCAACGTTAGAAATTCAATCATTTGTCAGGGGGAATACTTTAGACGGATGGATATTGAGTTTTGAAGTGGAAATGCCTAACACAACAATATCGCTTTGTGAACCAGACTAAACAATATTTAGACGCTTTCGGGAAGTATATAGTTCAGCAATCTAAATCCAACTTATCAAAGAAAAAGAAAAGAGATACAAGCGAATTATATAACTCAATCGGCTATGAGTTAGAAGTACATAAAAATAGTTTTAGCCTATCCTTTAAAATGGAGGACTACGGTAAGTTTGTTGACTTAGGTGTAAAAGGGGTTTCAAGTAGTTTTAAATCTCCTAACAGTCCGTTTAAATTTGGTACAGGCACAGGAGTAAGCGGAGGTTTAACACGCGGGATTGATGGATGGGTTAAACGCAAAAGAATACAGTTTCAAAAGAGGGGAAGTGGTAAGTTTATGAGTTATAAGCAAACTGCTTTTTTAATTAGAAATAGCATTTGGAATAAGGGAATAGAAACAACAAACTTTTTTCAAAGACCTTTTGAACTAGCATTTAAAAGATTGCCAGATGATTTAATTGAAACATACGGATTAGAATTAGAAGATTTATTAAAACATAGCTTGAAATGATAAAAAGTTTATCGCCTTACATATTAGAAACTCCTTTTGTTAGTCCTTTGACTGATTTAGTTTGCACGTCATACACGTTGCAGGTATTTGTTTGGAATGGCTATAGAGAAACACCACCTTTAAACTATTCTTATCAAATAACAAAAGACAATCCAACAGGTTCAATAGGAAACGACAAGGTAGATATTGCAAGGATAGTAGCTGATTATATAGATTTTCAACCGTTTGATACAATATTAACTGAATTAATAGACGGTAACAATCAATATTGGGTTAAGACACAAGTGCTTTATACTACTTCTGATGTGGATGATTACGTGCCTCAAATAGAAACCACTACTTTAATGGTAAAAGGTTATAACTACGGCATGAGTGGACAAAATGCACAACCGCCAACAAATAAGATATTTTTAAACGGAACAGAATTTAAAGTAAATAGAAACGGTTTTTTTGTGTTTCCTTTTTTGATTGAAGAAGCAACTCCCGTTGACACTCCCTTCGCTACAATTTCAAACGTAACAGCAGGATGTGTTACTTTTGCTTATAATATTCCTTATTCAGAAACAGCAGTTACAGTACAAAGAAGTACAGATAGTGGGGTAACATGGAGTAGTTCAACAGGAAGTCCTATTTCGCCTAGATGTAGCTTTACAACAAATACAGGGGATTGGTTTAGGTTGAAGTCAATAGGAGTAGATGAGTATTATTCAAATGTATTTATAGTATTATGATAACAGTAATTTCATATCCAGACAATCAAATAGATTACGAAATAACACCACCAACATCTTTGTTATCACATGAAATGATACAAAATCTATGGATTGATGTTTCAGAAGCCACTACTGATGAGTATATTGAAATAGTTTTTAATGATGTTACAACGACTTTATTAATAACTGACGAGTGTAGATATACTCCGATTGATATTGCTTTTCAAAATAAAGAGGGTGCTTTACAGATTGTAACATTTTTTAAAGCAAAAAATGAAAGCATGACAACCACAAACGAAGAGTTTGAAACTGACAGAGGACAACCTTTAGCGGGTAATCATCAATATGTAAAATATAACGTTCAAGGTAAAAGTAAATTCAAAGTAAATAGCGGTTTTGTTTCAGAGGCAATGAATGAAACGTTTAGACAATTAATATTAAGTGAGCGTGTTTGGATGTATGCTGATGAAATATTTACACCTTTAAACGTAGCGAGTAAATCTATTGAATATAAAACAAGACAAAAAGACCGTTTGATTAATTATGAAATAGAGTTTGACTATGCGTTTAATGAAATCAACAACCTATGATAATTGATATTTACATAGGTAATGATAAACTTGAAATCTTTAAAGACGAGGGTATTCAATTAACAAGTTCAGTTGCTAATGTAAATGATATTAGTAGAAACTTTACAGAATACACTCAAAACTTTACAGTTCCAGCAAGTGATAATAATAATAGAATATTTAAACACTATTATAACGCTGACATTGATAATACTTTTGATGCACGAACCAAAGTAAACGGACGTATTGAGTTAAGCGGAATACCTTTTAAATATGGCAAATGGAAACTACTTAAAGCAAACGTTAAACAGAACAAGGTAGCAAACTATACTATTAATTTTACGGGTAATTTATTTAGTTTAAAAGAAAAGTTTAAGGATGATGAGTTACCGAGTTTAGATTTATCAGCTTTCGACCATACTTATAATTCTACAAATGTACAAACGGGATTAGGTAGTTCTTTGTTTAGTGGAAGTATAATTTATAACCTATTCGCAAAAAAACAATATTACTACAATGGCACTGCTTCAGATAACACCAACACAGAAACTTTAGCAAATATCGCTTGGGGGGGTGGAGCGAACGTTGGTGTTCTTTGGAGTGATTTAAAACCGTCGTTAAGATTAATAAAAGTAATTGAGGCAATTGAGGCTAAATATGATATTACTTTTTCAAGGGATTTCTTTGGACGTTCAGAGTTTAACGATTTATTTATTTGGCTAAATGCAGACGCAAGTATTTTAGGAACACCAACAGAGCAGTTAATAGATTGGGATAGTGGTAATGGTTCAGATTTTGGATTAAGTAATAGTACAGATACTTGGGCAAATACACAAACAGCCTCAGTTAATTATAAATATAGAATAACTATTGAGCCGACACTTTCAAACATCCCTTATAAAGTTATTGTAAAGAATTTCGGTGTTAAGGTTGCAGAGTTTTCTTGTGACGGAGGAGATTACACGTCCGACTTTATAACCATCCCTTTAGTAAATGGAATATCGACGCCTTTTGAATATACTTTTTTTGTTTCAAGTTCAAACTCAATTAGCTATGAAGCATCAATTTTATTAAGAAGAAGTTTTCCTTTCGCTTTAGATAAACAATCTTTCGCAAGCACAAACTCTTTAATTGATACGTTTAATGTTTCAGCAAACCTACCGAAGATTAAAGTAATTGACTTCATGAAAGGACTGTTTAATATGTTTAAATTGGTGGTAGTAGCAGACCAAAACGATAATATATATATTAACACGTTTGTAGATTATTACGCCGAAGGTAGGCTTTACGATTTAACACGCTATACTGATTTTAATAGTTATGATGTGGAGCGTGGGAATATCTTAAACCAAATTAAGTTTAAGTTTCAAGAACCTACAACAATACTAAACAATCAATTCAAACTTAATACAGGTGTTGCTTATGGTGATGAAGAATTAACTTTAGAAGATGAGGACGGAAACATATTAGACGGTGATAGTTTGAGTATTGAGTTGCCTTTTGAGCAAATTGTATATGAAAGATTACCCGATATAAATGATAGCGTTTTAACAAATATTATGTATGGCGGAATATTTGATGAAACAATAGACCCCGCAAACCCAAAAGGACATTTATTTTATAATAAACAGGTTGGATTAAATACTAAAACACTAGCTTTTATAAATGATGTAGGGACTAAAATACAATTAAATGCGGTTAATATTCCTTTACATACACAAGGATTAGTTAACCCGCAATACTCAACTATATTCGGAAAAGAATTAAACGAGTGGGACGGCTTGTTAATTGAAAACACACTTTACTCAAACTATTATAGCGACTACATTAACAGTATTTTCAATATTAAACGTAGAAATTTTAAATTTAGTTGTAAAAACATTCCTGTTAGAATTTTAACAAAGTTAGAATTAAACGATATTATACAAATAAAACAGAATTATTATAGAATTGATAACTATAATTTCAATCTTTTAACAGGGGAAACAACTCTAAATTTACTTAATTCATTTGATAACACTATTAATGCTTTTGATGTAGATAGAACAGTAATTTTTGCTGATTATCAAGAGCAAACACAATCGGTCTATGTAACAAATAATGACTATTTTGATTATAATAGTAGTGAGTTATGGGTAACCTGTAGTGCTTCGGGGGGAGTGGTGTATTTCTATATTGAGCAAAACACAACGGGATTTGATAGAGAAGCAACGGTAACTATAATTAACACAGATACATTACAAGAGGTAGATGTTTTGGTAATACAAACAGCAAACGTGGTTTCTTTTGATAATGACACAATAACTTTTGATACAACTTTAATAACATTCGATAATGGCTAAGGAAATAATAGATTTAGGAACGGTTGCAAACGATGGTACAGGCGATAGTATTCGTGTTGGTGGTGAAAAGATAAACGATAACTTCACAGATTTATATGATGTTGCTGGATGGGGATTTTATTCTGACGATTTATCAACACCAACTATAACAGTCACAACTTCGTTTACTCAAATCACCATTAACGGATTAGGAGCTTCAACAAACGAAAATTATTTACCTTATGAGATAAGAGGTAGCGGACACTTCTTTGCTTCATCAACGATAACGCCTGTACACGAAGGAGATGATTACGATGGTAGATTAGATATTAGAGTAACAGGTAGAACGGGTACGCCAACCTATATAGAATTTATAATCGATATAAGCGGAAGTACACCAGATACAAATAGAGTATTTACAGGTTATTTATTATCAACCAATACAACGCCTTATAGACAAGATTTACCTATTGATTTTTATACTTTGGCTACTTTTAAAGCCAACGGAGGTAAGATTTATGCAAGAGTTGATACAGGAACGGTTACAATAGGTGACAGAGGAATTAAACTTAGCAGAAAGGGAAAGGGTACATTATGATAATAGCACAAATAATCGAGTTATTGCAAAGCGGTGACTTTTACGGAGCAGGAGAATATACCGAAATTGCAAAAGGCAAAAACGAAATCATTACTAATTTCAAAACTTTCAAAAGTAAAATAAAAAGAAAATGGCGATTGAGAAAGTTGTAAATATAACCGTAAACACCAAAGGAAGCGGACAAGCTATCGCTCAAACCGAAAAGTTAAATCAAAAGTTCAAGCAGTTACAAGCTACGACAGGCGATTTAAAAACAGGGATGAAAGAGAGTAGCAACGCTATTTTAGAAAATGGTGGTGCAATGGGGTTATTAAATGACCTTACTGGAGGCATGGCTATGACTGTAAAAGATGCAGTTGAAGCTACTGCATTATTCTCAAAAGGCACAACCATAGCAACCACAGCACAAAAGATTTATACTTTAGTAGTAGGCACAACAACAGGCGCATTAAAAGCGTTAAGGATTGCTTTAGTATCTACAGGGTTAGGCGCCATTGTGGTTTTATTGGGTGTGTTTATTGCTAAAATGAATGAAAGTGCTGAGGCTACCGAGAACGAAAAAAGCGCAACAGATGCTTTAAATGGTTCGCTTCAAAGAATGAGTGACTTGTATAAAGAAAATGTATCGTCTTTAGAAACCATAAATAAAGAAAGAGTTTTACGTGCAAAAATAGCAGGTAAAAGCGAATCCGAAATACAAAAGATTGAGGCGGAAACAAGCGCAGAAAGAACAAAAATTTATAAAGATGAACAAAACAGAATATTAAAGCAGTTAGAAAATAAAAAACTAACCGCAGAGCAGGCTAAAAAGTTAAACGATGAACTTTTAGCAAACGATAAAGCATATTTTAAAAGTTTAGAAGATGAAAAGTTTAGAGGTTTAGAAAGTGATTTATCAGTAGCCGATGCAAAGAGACAAGCACAAATAGATGCAAATAAAAAAGCAAAAGAAGACGCAATACAAGCTGAAAAGGACAGGCTTCAAGGCATATTAGATGCAAGAAAAGAATATTTAGAAAAAGCAAAAGAAACTCAACAGGAGTTAGATGATGTTGACACGGCACGTCGAGAGCGTGAAGCCGAAGAAGAAAAAGTAAAATCAATAGATAGAGAAAGACGCTTACAAGCCGAAGCAGATGGCGCAAAATCTTTAAATGAATATAAACAAAAAATAGCAGAAGAAGAAGCTATAAGAGATAAAGCGGTGGCAGATGCTAAATTAAATATAGCAGGACAAACATTTGCATTAATTGGAGAGATAGTAGGTCGTGGTAGTAAAGTAGGAAAAGCGGTTGCGGTTGCTCAAGCTACGATTAGCGGTTATGAGGGAGTTCAAAACGCTTTTACAACAGCAAGTAAATCACCAGTTACAACTTTATTTCCAGCTTATCCATTTGTTCAGGCGGGGTTAGCTGGGGCGTTTTCAGCTTTACAAATTAAAAAGATATTAAGCACAGACCCAAGCGGTAAAAGTGGTGGGGGAGGAAGCAGTGCATCAAGCGGTGGAGGAGGTGCTCCCTCAGCACCGTCTTTCAACTTAGTACAAGGAACAGGAAGCAATCAAATAGCGGAGGGATTAGCAACAGAACGCAGACCATTACAGGCGTATGTAGTCGCTCAAAACGTTACGACAGCGCAAGGATTAGAAAGAAATATTATTGGAGACGCTTCAATTTAATTTCCAAAATGTAACAAAAGAAAGTAAATTTTATTATTAATGTATAGCAGATTATATGAAAACATATCAAGCAACATTTAACCCAAAACTAAACGGAGGCGTTTATGCTATTTCGTTAGTAGAAAACCCAGCGATGGAGGGTTTATTTATTGCACTATCAAAGCAAGAGGAAATTAAACTAGCTGAGGTTGATAAAGAGCAACGTATATTAATGGGATTAGTTTTAGAACCTAACAAAGCAATATACAGAAATCAAGGCGGGGAGGAATTTAATATAGTTTTCAATGAAGAAACTATTAAAGAACTTTCACATAGTTTTTTTAAACAAGGCTATCAAGCTAACTCAACAATAGAACACGAAGCAAAAAATAAAATTGAGGGCGTTACTTTTGTTGAAAGTTGGATTGTAGAAGATAGTAAAATTGACAAATCCGCAAACTTTGGTTTTAGTTACCCTAAAGGGAGTTGGATTGCTACAATGAAAGTTGATAGTGATGAGGTTTGGAATGATTATGTAAAAACAGGAAAAGTACAAGGGTTTTCAGTTGATGCTATGATTTCGTTAGAAGAAGTAAATTTAAAAACAAATATAAAAATGAGTAAAGAAGCAGAAGAAAGTATATGGACTTTTTTAAAAGACCTGCCTAACCAAATTGCACTTGCTTTAAATCCTAAACCTGAGGTTAAAGTTGAGTTAGGAAGTATCAAGACAGCAGACGGAGCAATCACAATCGAGTATGATGGGGAGGCTTTAATGGTAGGACAATCGGCATGGATTACAGCAGAGGATGGTACAAAAGTTCCTGTTCCTGTTGGCGAACATCCTTTAGAAGATGGTACAGTTTTAATCGTTACAGAAGAGGGTACGGTTGCAGAGGTAAAAGCGGTTGTTTCAGAAGAAGAAGAAATGAAACAAACACCAACCGTAACAGCAGAGGCTAACAACGATGCTCAAATTGCTGAAGAAATTAGTACGGCTATCAAATCAATTTTGATTAAGTACAACGAGCAAGCGCAGGAAATTGTAGAAATGAAAGCGCAGTTAATTGAGTTAGGCAATGAGCCAATTTCAAAAGGTATTAAACAACCTGAGATAAATATCGATTTGTCTAAAATGACGAAACAAGAAAGAATTTTACACAACCTTAGAAATAACTAACAATGGCAAGCACAAGAGGAACAACAATTTACGGGGTAAAAGAGCAGGTAAACGCAACTACTACTTTAGCAGTAGCTACAACCCTAACCAATAGTGATAGTGGAAAAGTATTTACTTTATCGGCATCAGCAGGAAAAGCGATTACATTGCCGTCAGTAGCGGTTGATGGATGGAATGCTAAATTTGTAATAGGGGCAGTATTCGCAACAACAAACTTTACAGTAGTAGCTCCAACGGCTATTATTCAAGGTGGTGCAATAGTTAACTCGGTTTTTGTACCAGCATCAAATGAAACAACAATTTCTTTTGTAGCAACGGCAGAAACGATTGGGGATTACGTTAATATAGTTTCAGACGGCACAAACTACTACATTGATGGTGTTGGTGCTTTAGCAGGTTCAATTACATTCGCATAATAATAAAATAAATAATATAAATAAATGGCAACAACAACAAGTGTAAGCTCAAACTATGCAGGGAAAGAGGCAGGAGCGATTATAGGAAAGACTTTCAAGGAAGCAGATACTTTAAGATTAGGTCTTGTAACTATCGCTCCAAATGTAGGATATACATTGAATATGCGTAGAGTACGTTATACTGATGGAACCACAGGTTATTCATGTGGCTTTGACCCACAAGGTACAATCACTTTAAACGAAAGAGTTTTAACTCCTGTAAAATTGAAAAATGATTTTCAAGTTTGTAAAGAGGATTTTAGAGCTACATGGTCACAGGAAACAATGGGTGCAAGCGCATCAAATCCAAATGCACCCGCTGATATTATGGAGGCTATTCAAGTTGAAATCTTAGGTCAAACTGCTGAGGATGTAGACTACAAAATTTGGAACGGGGACAGCACAAACACAGATGAGTGGGATGGTTTTTTAAAATTATTCTTAGCTGATAGTGCGGTTATAGATGTTGATGTAGATGCTTTTACAGAAGCAAACGTAGTGGCTAATTTAAAATTAGCTTTAGGTGCTATTCCAATAGCTTTAAGACGTAAAACGCTTAATGTAATGGTTTCTCCTGATGTATTCCAATTTTATAGTTTTTCTTTAACTACTCCAGCTATTACAAATGGATTAGGAGCAGAAGAAAAACAAATGAAATTCGGTAAATATACATTGACTGAAGTAAATGGTTTACCTGCAAATACAATCGTTATCGCAGAAGCTAAAAACTTAATCTTTGGAACAGGATTAGAAGCTGACTTTAATCAATTAACTATGGTTGATGAGGATGAAGTAGGTTTATTGACTGGGCAAATCAGAGGTAAAATGGTTTACTCTGGCGGTGTTCAATACTACAACTCAGAAGAGATTGTTTGGGCAAGACCGATAGCATAATTAATAATATAGGGGTTGTTAAATCAACCCCTTATAACACCTTATAAATATGGCATGTGATATTACAGCAGGAAGATTAAGACCCTGCAAACAGAGCTTAGGAGGTTTAGGTAAGTTGTATCTTTTTAATTATGTAGAAAATCCTTTCACAGTTTCAGCGGGTGTTGCCACAGCAATCAATCCTGATTTAACCGAAGTATTTGAGTATGAAATTGAGGGCGATGGTAATAATGTAAGCGAAAGTTTTGTTTCAGACAGAAACGCAGGAACTTCTTTAAATACTCAAACATCTACAATCGTTCTTAAAAAGATTGACGCTACAACTTCAGCACAATTAAACCTATTAACTTATGGTTTCCCTATGGCGGTTGTAAAAGATAGAAACGGAATTTACCACGCTATCGGAATTGATGATGGGATTGATTTTACAGTAGTTCAATCCACAGGCGGAGCAAAGGGAGAATTAAACGGATATACTTTAACAGGTGTTTCTACAACAGGAGCGTTATCACCTAAATTAGACAGCGCAACAGTAACGGCATTTTTGGCTTTGGTTTAATAATTAATTTTTTCATTTTTAAAACCCTTATGTAACAAATAAGGGTTTTTTTAATTATAATAGTATGAAGGTTGTAAATCCAAACGATACCGAACACACCTTAGTTTTAATTCCGCGCTATTACCCAGCGGATGCAATTACTATGAGTTTGTTTAATGAAACAACACAAATAACTGAGGTTGTAGATAACACTTATACTATTACTGATGGAAATTTGTTTTTGACTTTTGAATATATATTTACTGAAAATTCAAAGTTTCAAATTAAATTAGAAGAAACTGAAATAGTATATAGAGGGAAGCTAATAGCGACCTCACAAGACCCGCAAGAATACAAATTGACAAATAACGTATATTATTACTAATGGCAAACGATATTAGATTAATCCAATTAAACAACTATATAAGACCAAAATTAGAGGAAAATAAATCTAAAAATTGGGTGTTAAATGGTAAAAATAATTCATTTTATAATTACCTAATTAATAGATATAATGGTAGTCCTACAAATTCAGCTATTATTAACTCTTATGTTGATATGGTTTTTGGTAAAGGTATAGGAGCAAAAAACGCTTTCACAAATACTGATGATTGGATTAGATTTAAAGTTATTTTGAAAGACAATGATATTAGACGTATTGTTTCTGATTTTGTTTTATATAACGAATTTTCAGCACAAGTAATAAAAGCTAAAAACAAAAAGGATTTAGGTGCGATTAAGCATTTACCAAAAGAGCGTGTTGCGCCTTGTTTAGAAAACGAAGAAGAAGAAATATTGTTTTATTGGTATAGCAGAGATTGGACTAACACTAATAAATATAAGCCTTTAGAATTTCCTGCTTTCGGAACTTCAAAAGATGAAATTGAAATTTACAACGGGAAACCTTATAAAGCAGGAAAAACATATTTTAGTGACCCTGACTATTTAGCGGGTTTACCTTATTGTGAAATGGAGGAGGAAATAGGAAACTATTATATTTCACACATTAAAAACGGTTTATCTTTTGGATATATTATAAATATTCCAGACGGGAATAGTTTAACGGACGAAGAAAAAGATGATTTAGAACGCAAGATAAAACAGAGGTTAACTGGTTCAAGTAACGCTGGTAAATTTGTACTTTCATTTAATGGCAGAGATGCTGAAATAACTGTTACACCTTTACAGGTTAATGATGCTCACAAGCAATGGGAATACTTAACAAGCGAAAGCAGACAGCAAATAATGACGGCTCACAGAGTTGTTAGCCCTATGCTTTTCGGGATTAAAGATAATACAGGATTTGGCAATAATGCGGATGAATTAGATGTAGCAAGAGAGCAGTTGATTAAATACGTTATTGAACCAAAACAAAGATTTATAATTGAAGCGTTGCAGGAAATATTAGAATATTATAAAATCAATTTAGAACTATATTTCAAACCTTTAAAAGAGGTTAAACTAGAATTAAGCGAAGAAAAAAAAAAGACTGAATTAGATTTATTTATCGAAATGGGAGAGGATGATTTAACTGATTACGATTTAATCGATGTTAAGCCAGTTGATTACGAAGAAGAAGATAAAATTACTTTATCAGTTAGTACAGGAGTAGCTTTCCCAAACGCTAAAAGCAAATATGATACAGAGTTTTATGCTTATCGTTATCGATATGCAGGAAATGAAGCACCAGAAAGAGATTTTTGCCGTTCAATGATGAGAGCTAATAAGATTTACAGACGTGAGGATATTGAAGCAATGGGAGAAAAGAATGTTAATGCTGGTTTTGGTATGCATCCATTCCCCAACAAACCTTATTCTATATGGAAATATAAAGGAGGCGGTTTATTAAGTGCAAATTATACGCAAGGAACTTGTAAACACTATTGGGAAAAATTAACATACAAGAAAAAAGGCGTTAAAATCGATGTAAACAATCCAATTAACGAACCAAAAGAAAGTAGAGCAAGTGGAATAGCGGGACAAGCACCGCATGATATATAAATTATGGCAGAGTTTTTATTTGTAACACCTCAAGAAATTGCATCAACAACCGTTTTAGGCGGAAATGTTGATGTAGATAAATATTTGTTTTGTATTGCAAATGTTCAGCTAACAACAATCGAACCGTTGTTAGGCACAGAATTATACGATAAGATTTTAACCGATGCTGAAAATGATGATTTATCTGGATTATATTTAACTTTATATAACCGTTTTGTTAAACCAATTACAAAAAACAAAGCAACGGCAGAATATATCGAAATCGGGCAATATATGGTAGATAACGGAGGTATTTATAAGCACACAGGCGATAATATTGAGGTTGTTTCTAAAGATGAAGTTTTGTTCTTGTCAAATAAATACAATGCTTTGGCTCAAATGTATATTTTGCGTTTTAATAAGTGGATTTGTAACAATACCATTACTGAATACAAAACGTATCAAGACGAAGTAAACGCTAATAGAAATGTCAAAGTCACAGCGGGATGGAAGTTAAACGGAAATACTTATGACGATAGAAAATGGTATCTACAATAACAAGCGGTTATAATAGAAAATGTAAAGACAGTAAAGGTGGATTAGATGAAATTTATCTTTTTCCTTATGTAAACTATTCAAGAAGTCAAATAGTAACCGATGGAAATATATTGACTACTTTTCCAACGACTACTATTTATAAGTTTTATTCAAATGGAAATCCAAATGCAAATGAAAGTCAAGTTGAGGATGCGGGCGGTAAATATTTTAATCAAGCCTTATCTTTAGAGTTACAAGGCGCAAATGATAATGACAATTTAAGTAAATTGATTAAAAAAGATTACCGTTTAATATTTAGAGATAGAAACGGACTGTACCGTATTTTCGGACTGTATAACGGTGTTGAAGCGAACGGAATAACTTATGACACAGGAAGCAGTAAAAGCGACTTTAATGGATTTAAAATAGGTTTTGATGGCAAAGAGGAAAAGCAAAGTTTCTTTATAACCGATTTAGAAAGTGCTGGATTTTTTATAGAGGAGAATTATAGAATTTTAGAGAGCGGAGAATTTAGAATTACTGAGGATAGTAAATTTAGAATATTAGAATAATATGGCAAATGTAAAGATAAGTGAATTAACTTCAGCAACCACCCCTTTAGCGGGTACTGAGTTAATCGAGATAGTTCAAAGCGGAGTTAATAAAAAAGTAGCCGTTAGTGAAGTTGGTGGCACACCCCCAACACTTCAAGAGGTAACAACTGCGGGGAATGAAACGACTGATTCAATAATAATAGATAAGGAAGAAGAAGAAGCTATATTTTTAAATGTATTAGGCGAAAGCGTTGGTATTTTATCTAACTTTTCAGAGGGCGCTTGGTTTGTTTCTCAAGCAAGATTAGACAACGAGAATATTACTATTTATAGAAATGGTAGTTTAAGCATAAGAAAAGACAACGTAAGTCCAAAAACTTTAGAAATTCCTTATAAAGACGGCACTCTTTCGATAGATGCGATAGAAAAAACAGCTTCTTTTACGGCCGAAAACGATACACCTTATTCAACCAACGGCACAATAACAGTAACAGACCCAACACCAGTAACAAACAAAGGCTACATAGTCCACGTTATCGGAGGCACAACCACCATTGACGGAGTAGGTTATACGGCAGGAGCTTTAGTGTATCGTTATTATGATGGTAGTGTTTGGACTTCTGTGAATTATAAAGTTTCAGCCACCGACATAGACGCATTAAAGCGTGACGGAAGTAATGCGAATAGTGATGTGGATATTTCGGGAGCTTATAAATTAAATTCGGGAGGCGTAAGAGCTTTAAATGCTTCAGACGATATTAAGGCAGTTTTCGCTAATAACGTGCAGTCAGCTACAAGAACAGGACTTTACGGAGAGGGCGACAATACAATAGCGGATGTTGATGTTGACGGTAATGGTGTTGGTGATATACTTTACAGATTAGCGGGCGATAAAATACAAGTCAATGAAACTACGGATGTAACAGAAATAGCTACCGATTTAGTTTTACCTGCAGAAACCGCTTCAAGAATAGCAAGTTTTGACAGCAATAAAAAAATCACAAGTTTAGACACCGCTACTTATCCAAGTTTAACGGAATTAGCGTATGTAAAAGGCGTTACTAGTGCTATTCAAACGCAATTAAATTTATTCTACGCCCATAAAGCTAGAACTATACACGCACCAGCCGCATCTGTTACAGGAGTGGCTACACAAACAGTTATAGCGACAATGCCAATTCCCGCTAATGTATATGCGAGTACAGATGCGTTTATGTTTAATATGGCGGTTAAAAAAGGAGTGACCGCCTCAACAGTTGAATATAAAATATATGTAGGTGCTTCAGCAGGCGCATTAACCACGCAAATAGGTAGGTTTATTGCTAACTCGGCTACTTTAGCGGCTGATTTTGTGCGTCCTTTTTCTATTAATTCGGGAACATTAAACACTTCTGTTGGGTTTAACGTAAACGTAATTACTGGAGAAGCTCAGCAAACCACAGCAGGAGCAGGAGTTTCAGTAACCACAAGTAGTGATTGGTGGATAACAATAACCGCTGCGCCAACAAATGCAGCAGATGTTAGCGGAATAGATTACGCCTCAATAATACCTTTAAAATAACGATATGAAAAAACTACTATTATTAATTCCGTTTCTATTGATTTCGTGTAGTAATGATGAATTAATAACTTCTAACAAACTTGAAGTTACCGAACCTGTAAACAATCTAAACGGTGTTTATTATAGCGTTCAAAATAACGGCATGGTAAATTTAGGATGGTTTACTACTTACTACAATTACACGAATACCGTTAAAAGGCGAAATGAGGTTATTGCAACTGATTATTTCAACATCAACAATCAAATTTCTATTCCCGTTCAAAGAGGGTTTAGTAAAGATACTTTTTATGTTAGTCAAACGGTAAACGGAATACAAAGCGAGTTTAAAAGAATAATTGTAAAGAAGAGATAAATTAGTTTATGAAAAAAGTATTAATAGACACGCTTACGGTTAATGGAAGATACAGCCAAAAGCGATTAATGACATTTAGTTCTTTTTTTACAGCTTTGGTATATGCTTTTATGCCAGCTTTTTTTGCCTTTGAGGTAAAAGAATTTGTGTTCTTAGGGTTTTTAGGAGCGGGCGGTTTTAGTTTATTCCGCACTCAGAAAGCAAACGAAAACACAGTAACAAACGATACAGAAAATATATAATAGTTATGAATGAGAAAAAATTAAAACCAACGACAATGGAAGATAGAGTTTTATCGTTAGAATATGGAGCAGAGAAAACCGAAAGGCATTATGGAGAGTTGAAAGATAAAATTGAAGGCTTCTCTTCTGATATTTCAGATATTAAAAATGCCGTTGTCGGACACGCTATGAATGGTAATAGCGGAATGGTGCATGACTTAAAAAAGCATAAAGCTGAAATATACGAGTTGCAGGTTCAATGTATTAAATACGATTTGTATTTTAGACAATTATCTGTAGTTGTTTGTGCTTTGTTAGTTGGATTAATAACGGCTTTAATTAAAATATTTGTATGATAACAACGGCACAAGCAATTAGAGATTTTGGAAAACCAAATCAGCAAGGTAGTTATTTGACAACAATAGATTTACCTTATCCTATGCGTTTGGCGTGGGATAAAAAAACAACAGTTAAAAAAATGCGATGCCATAAATTAGTAGCTGCTAATTTCACAGAAGTATTTAAAGATTTGTTGGAACATTACGGACTTGAAAAAATAAAAGAGTTAGGAATAGATTTATTTGGTGGATGTTTTAACTTTAGAGCGATGCGTGGCGGTTCAGATTATTCACGCCATAGTTGGGGAATTGCGATTGATTTAGACCCCGAAAGAAACCAACTTCACGAAACAAAAGCAACAGCAAGATTTGCACGCCCTGAATATAAACCAATGATTGATATATTTTACAAACATGGCTTTTTAAGTTTAGGAGTTGAAAAGAATTACGATTGGATGCACTTCGAGATTAAACCTATTTAATATGACCTTACAACAACTAAAACACAAAGGCAATAGAAGTTTATTAATATCTTTTATTCTTAGCTTAGGAGTGGTTATTTGGGTAGTTGAAACGGTATAAAAAAACCACCCTGTTAAGAGTGGTTTTTTTTAATAAATTCTTTAAGTATCAGCCCAGCTACCTGTTATCAAGTTGGTCAACACATTCTTTTCAGTGCATCGGTTTTAATTCCTGCATAACTGTAATACCACCGTTTAATAATATTAACCATTCCGCAAATGGTTAGGTTTTATTTCGTTAAAACTACTTTTACCTTTTTTATATAGCGTCTAATACTATTAACTCTCGCCTTTACAGACCGCCTCTTGTTGCTTCCGCAATTTCGGTTTTGTTTCCTTAAAGAACTTAGGCAAATATATATATTTTTTTTATTACATAAACCACCAAACAGTAATTTATATTAATTCTAAATTAAATTTGTTATCTTTGGATTATGAAAAATAAAATATGGTTTCAAAGATTAGCTGATGGATTTGAAATAGGTTTCTTTGGCTGGGTATTAGAATTTAAAAATAAGTAACATGGATAAACTAATTTTAAAAGACTTTTTCTTAAAGTATTGGAAGTATGCAGTAATCCTAATATTGCTGATTGTTATTTACTTCCTTTTCAATCAAACCAAAACATTAGAAACTAAGGTTGCTACTGCTATTGAAAAAGCAAAGGAACACGAAATTAAGGCACAATTCTATTTAGATATCTATCATTTACAAATGGAAAAAGATGTTGATTTACAAAACAAATACGATAGTTTACTACTCGAGAAAAACAAAATCAAAATTCAATACAATGAAAAAATTAAAATTATTAATGAGTTTACTGTTTCTGATATGCAGTCTTACTTCAACGAGCGCACAAAATAAGAAAGTTGTAATATTAGATAGTTTGCAATCTAAAAAAATAATTATACAACTTGAACAAGGCGATTTTGCACGTGCAGAATTAACGATTTATAAAAGAATGGATACTTTGTCCCAAAAAAGAATTGAAGTGCTTAAAACGGCTAATTTTAGTTTATTGGATGCTTTTAACGAAAAGCAGTTAGAGGTAGATAAATATAAAGAAGCGGTTAAGGTGCAAGATAAAATAATTCAAAAAGAAAAGAATAAAAAAAACTTTTATAAAATAAGTACAATTGTTAGTATCGTTGCATTATTATTTTTTATAAATTAGCCTTTTCATAGTAATGTTTTTGATTTGGTAAAGAAAATCCCCTCGCAGTTTAAAGAATTGGAGGGGATTTTTGATTACTATTCCATAAAGGAAAAGATATGTTCTATAATTGGCAAAGTCCAACCATCGCCTAGTAAACTACCTGCTTTTCTTTGGGTTAACATATCGCAATAATCATCTTTAAAACCTTGTAATCTGCACATTTCAATAGTATTGCAGGTTCTAAATTTACCATCATCTTCTATAAGAGTTAACATTCCTGTTGTGTTATTTCTATGTATTAAATATCTTTGTGTTCCACCTGTTCCACTTCCAGTATTTAAACAAGTATGTTTTTCTCTATCACTTTTACCACTTGTTAATATGTCGTTTAAGAGTATCTTTTTATCTTTTGGTTGTGGTATATCAACAACAACGTCAAACATCGTGTTTTTAGTTCTTATATTAGTCCAGTAGTATCTATCACGTAATTGTGCGGTTACTAAACTACTATCAAATCTAACAGGATAAACACCTAAAGCTCTACTCATTATTCCAACATCTAATTTTGATGCACTACCTACGTTTTCTTGCAGAAATAATACATTTGGATTTAAAGATTTAATATGTTCAAATATTTCAACAAATACAAAAAACAAACTTGACTTTTTACCATTGATTCCCGCACGTTTACCAGCTGCACTTAAATCTTGACAAGGCGAACCGCTTAAAACCAAATCGATACTTTTCCAGTCAATATCCCATTCACGCCATTTAGTAACATCTCCAACTTGAATAGTATCTGGAAAATGGTATTGAGTTAATTGTATGGCGTAAGGTTTGATTTCTGAGCTATAATATTTACCAACTTTAAATCCACAATTTTCTAATGCTTGTCGACCAGTATTCATTCCATTGAACAAACTTAAAACATTCATTTTTTCCATAATTCAATATCTTTATAAAACTATTTAAGTTATCCACCATTAAAGTTAAATAGCGGGTTAATAAATTAAGGGTTATAATTTATTTATTTCATCTTGCACAGCATACCAATAAGCAGTAAATTCTCTTGTATATTGTAGAGATTTAAAAAAGCTATCGCAATTTATAATTTCATCAACACAAATTAAAGCGCATTGCTTACATTGATTGAAACTAATATTGCAATCAGGTGCTTCAGGGTTCATTTGATTATAATATTTATTTATTAACTCAATCGCTTTTTCTTTTGGTGTCATAATGTTTGTTTATAGATTAATAATAGTTCGTGCGTGGTTTTGTAAATTTCTTTATTTTTATGTTGGTACATTTTTATGCCAAAATTATATGAATAATTACTATTAGCAAGCCACTCCGCAAAAGAAATAGCAAAATCATCCTTTTGTTTTTGTTCAATGTCTTTACAATCTTGTAATTTATCACAATAAATTAACATTTTTTGAACATCAACAAGCATATCTTTAAATAATTCTTTTTGTTCTTTGTGCAACATCTCTACTGCTGTCAATTCAAGTTTTCTTTGATTTTCCATTGTTTAAGGTTATTTAAAAAATTCGCTAAATTCAACTGTTCTAATCCCATCCTTTCTTTGGTTTTCAGCACATCCAATAGACCCAGTACTTCTGTTTGTTTTCTTTTTAGCGTAAACAACAAGCGCAGTTTCTCGTTCTGCCATTTGTGGAAGCCATTTTATATAACAATATTTTTCTCCGATAAATTTAGAAGCCTTGTTAAATTCTTCTTCTGTTCTAATAATAATTGATAATCCGTTTTCCATAATTCAAGTATTAAGTTAATTGGTGGGTTAAAAAATATAATCAATATAGACTTGTTCTTCTTCGTGATTTTCTATTTCTTCAATCTGTTTGGCTAAATCCATAATCATATCACGAGTAATATAAACCTTGAAATAATTATTATCGCCATTAAATTGATAAAAAAAAGCATTAATAACTTTGCTTTTATAAATTGCTTTTTCTCCGTCTTTTGGATTTCCTTGAACCTGTAATTCACTGTGTAATATTACTTCGTGATTTAAATTTTGATGTTTCATAATCTTATTGTTTTATACATTCCCTATTAGAGAGCGTGGGTTAGTGGTTATTGATTTAAAATTTTATTAACTTCTTGGTCTGTTATTTGAGAAACTGTTTCGTAGCCTTTAGATAGTCCATATTCCAAAACTTTCTTGACTTGAGTTTTTGTCATTGGTTTTCCGTTGTGTTCAAATGCTTTCCAACTTCTGTTAATTTGGTTTAAGCAACCTTTTATATCTGCATCCATAATTTCTAATTTTTAGTTAATTCAACCACATTGTGAAAAATGAGGTGTTGTTGTTAAAGTAAGTTTTTTAAATTCATTAATATCTTTTTCACTCCAGTTTATTATTTCTTTTGAATTTAAATAATGTTTAGGATACTTTCGTAAAGCATCTAAAACAGTAAAAAGAGGCACTTTTAAAGAGGCTTTTTCTTTTGAAATTACTAATTCATCAGATTGCCCTGTTTTGTCTTTATTTACCTTTCTTTTGGCGTTTATTTGCTCTTTATTCTTTAAATAATAAGCGTCTTTGTATTTTTTTATCGCTTCTTTATTTCTGTCACGATATTCTTTTTGAATACGTAATCTGTTTTGCTTTTGTTCTGGCGTAAAGTTTCTCATTTTTTCAATTGTCTTTTACGTTTAAGATAATCTATAAAATTAGCCATTTCTGGTCTTTTTTCCCAATCTGAAATGGTATCTTCTAGCATTTGCCTATCCATATTTTTAACCATTTCGTCAATTTCTTTTTCAGCTAATAGTTGTTTTTCTTTTTTAGCTTTTTCTTCTCTTATTTTTGCGTAATAAATATCTACAGCATTGGTATTTGTTATTTCTGAGTGTTTTTCTTTTAAATAAATTTCCTCTCTTTTTTGTGCTTTTTGGTCTAAGTATTTTGGAAACCAATCCCCTAAAATCAAATTAGCATCAACACCTCTTCCAGTACTTCCAAACTTTCCAGTACGTGCCATTTTAAGAAAAATAATAATATCTTCAAGAGTTTCATATTGAAAGTTTTCTAATAAATCAACTGTAAGAGTTTCAATTTGAGTAGGATTAAGTTTTGTACTAAAACCAAAGGAATCTATAAACCTTGTTGTTAGTATCTTTACTACACTAAAACCTATTTGACCCGCCTCGCCTTTAAAAACACTTTTTATAATTGCCTTGTCAAATGTTTCTGAAATAGTCAACTGCATTTCCAAAGGTGCTAATTGCATACTTCCTGATATTATTTGCTTACTTAAATCTAAAGTTTTTTGCAGTTTCAGATTGCATTGCGTCTGTAAATATTTCTGCGTTTGTTCTGGTGTCTGTTCCATTTTTATTTATTTTTAATTCAAATAATCCTTCCCAATTGTTTTCTACGGTTTGTCTAACAATAGCTTTTGCGGTTTCAATATTACCTTTTGATAATTCAAGAAATTTATTAAAAGCTATTTGCTCCCACTTAACGCCCGCATAAGGTTTTTTATTTTTTGCTTTTCTGTAATTTAACCATTCATCCCAAAGTGGTTTAAATTCATTAGGCATTTCCAAAAATGTTTTTTCCCCTACAACCCCTTTTTCTTTTTTATTTTTAATTACATTTACATCTTCATTTACATCTTCCATTAGGTTTTTTTTAGGTTTACCATTAGGTTTAGTTATTTTTTTAGGTCTACCACCTAAAGAACCGTTGTTTCTGCGACTTTCAGTAAAGTTATTTCTTTTTTCTGTTTCGAGTTTTAATCGTTCATTAAAAAAATTTCCATCTTCATCTTTTGTAAATTTAGAAAAAACATCAACCGAAACCGAACCTACTAATAACCTAATGGTTTTTTCACTTAAAACTCCTTTTTGGTGTTGAACACAAAGAAGCGTTATATATTGTCCCCTTTCTTCCATTGTAAGGTCTGATACACCTAATAAAAAGTCGGAACTATAAAATAGAAATGCTGGGTCTTTAGCCATTATTAGCCTCACTTTCTGTAATTTTATTTATTTCAGTACGAAGTGTTTTAGCGAATTTTATAGCGGTGGATTTGTCAAGTTCTATAACCGAAATATGATTAAAAGTTTTTGAAGTTATGGTTATAAATCCTTTTGTTTCCTCTACTTTTATGTAGTCGCTATCCTCAAATCTATCGATAAATTTTAAATCGAATTTTGCCATAATATAGAGGTTTTAAGATACCAATAAACTATTAAGTTAAATGCAAAAGTCCCACAAATCCACCGCTTCTCACTTCGGTATCATTGTAGGACAATGTGTAATACTGTCGTTGGGTATAATGTGAGAAGCCAACTATTCTACAAATCTACAAAACTAATTCGTAACCACAAAATCTTTTTTAATAAATAATTCTGCATCCGTTACATTCATAAAAATAGGACTGAACTCGACTAATTTAGGAAACTTGTAATTATACTGTTCTTTGATTAAATTAGCTCGTTTTTTGAATGATGAACGAATAAAAATAGGCTTGTTTAAATCGATTTTCTCGACTTCTAAGGACTTTAAATCGCCACCGATAGACTTAAACCATTCGTAAAATTTAATCTTTTCTTTGATGTTTTTTGCTTTCATAATTATAGTTTTAAATAGTTCATTTTGCTTTCGTAAATTTCAGTTGTTCGTGTTACATATATTACCTCAGGTATTTTTTTACCAGCATCGATTTTAGGTTCTAATTTATTTAAAGCCCTACGATGTTTTTTAAGTAGAATATCCCGCCAAACATCCATAGAAAACATATAATTGTTTTTGTTTTTAGGCAGACCGTTTCTTTTACAAATATATCGCAAGTTGCTTTCACTTAATCCTGTTGCTTTCGCAATGTCTTTTGACTTATAAATATTCATAACTATTCATCTTTATAGTTTTTGTTTAACTTTTTATACAATGCAATTGCTTTAGGCTTTTCGGCTTCTGTAAGGCGGTGGATAGCGTATGAATAGCTATTACCAAATTTATTATTGCGTTTGTCCATTACACGTTCTAAAAATAAGCCGTGAATAGTTTGGAGTTGCGATACTCTGGTACGGAAGCCTGAAAGATGGGGGAAGTCAAATATTGATACATGACCTTGCAAGATTAAAGTTAATAGAACTTCCTGCTCGTTTGACTGCGGAAATTCATAGCCACTGAATAGGTTGGTTTGTGTTTTCATAGTTAAAATAGTTTATTATTAATAATATTTCCTTTGCCGTTCCAAAATATGCTTTCAAACACCTTCTTTTTATTGTTAGTTGCTGATAGACTGCTACGGTGTTTAAACATTTCAATCTTTTCAAAAGGGGCATCGTATTCAGACAAATAAGCAGGATATTCTAAATTAGCAAACCACTGATAAAAAGCATCGTGATTAAATCCACCCTCTTTATATTCACCCGTTCCTTTATATGGAATATCACAATAAATAATCGGATTACCATTAGGATTAATCAATACTTTTTCGTAACTTGTATTGCTAATTTGTATGTTTTGTATGTTTTGTATGTTTTGTATGTTTTGTATGTTTTGTAGGTTTTGTAGACGTGTTAAGTGTTCTACTAATTCCAAATTTTGAACACGATTATCTTCTAATAAAGTTATGTTTTTCTTTATATGATTACAGAATGCTAATCGTCTATTTTGCACACCATCAATCTCAATAAGATTAGGAATATCAACGCCAATTTCACGCATACTATCTAAACATCCATTTACAATAAATTCGTGTGCTAAACGTTTTATTTTTTCAATTTCCGCTCCGTATAAATATGAATTTTGACTATTACCAAAACTCCAGCAACTCATTACAAAACCACTAAACCAATCCGCATCATCATTGCTTTTATTAATTTGTTTATGAAACTCCTCTCGAGTAACCCATTCGTAAAATTTAGGCTCGAGCGTTTTATTGTTTTTTAAATATTCTACAAGTGAAAAAATATGCTTATTTAGTTCGTTGTAGTGAACATTAAACCTATAATCTCTAATTGCAGTAAAACTAATCGAACCACCGCCACCAAACAAATCATAAAAATCTGTTATACCGTTATGCCGTTGTGTTATTTTAGATAATATTTCAGAGGCTAATTTTCGCTTACTTCCCATATACGGAATGCCTAATTTTTCATTCATAGTTTTTAGTTTTTAAATTTGCAAAACTTACTTTCGTAAATTCCTAATTCAAGATTGATTTCATTTCTTAATTTAATTCTTTCAGCAATAGAATAAGTTAAATCTAATTTTTTTAACCTTAAAGCTATTTTAGCCGATTTAAGCGATAGTTCTTTGTATTGCCACTCTTTATACTCCAAAGCGGGAGTTTGTCTAAGTGAAGCGATAAAATCCATATAAGATTGACCGTATTCGTTTGTTAAACCGTCCCGAAGTAAGCCGTCATCATTTTGCCAATGGTTAGATTGTGCTGATTGCCTATGAATATTGTGCAAATTATAACGGATTGTTTGATTGCCTCCACGTGAAAATACGTGTCCCGCATGGAGTTGTCCTTTTTGATTTCGTGCCAAGCATAAAAGGTCTTTGTCGATAAGGCGAACTATTTTATTGATATTGGTTTGTAATTCTGTTTTCCAACTCTTTGTGTTAGAACGCATTTTCTTTTCATTCTCCCTTTGAATAGATTTCAATTTCAAACTAACTTTAGGTAAAAATGATTTTTGGTAAATGATTTTGCCTATTTCGGTTTCGTGATAAAAATCCCAAAGGCAACCATTACACATTCCATAGGTTCGCTTTTCAAATTCAGTCATTGTTTTACCACAGCTTTCAAATCCGTTAGCTTTGCCTTGTGATTTGCAGATAATTGGTTTAGTCATAATTCAATTGTAAATCTTCGTTAGGATTAGGAATGTCAATATCTAAAAATTCTTTAGACCATTTTTGTAATTCCATTATAAACTCGCAAAATTGAGTAGTAGTCATGTCGCTACTTGTTAGTCTTTCGTTTGTGATTTCGCCAGTATTGATATTTACCAATTCACGCAAAGGAGCAAACAAAGGAAGTAAGATATTGTAATGGATATTGTCAGCACTTCTAAACTCTCCTGTAGCCTCTTTAATACCGTTTTGGATTAGCGGAATAACACAACCCCAATAAAACCTATTTTGATTGTTAGAACGCTTCTTTTTAGGTTTCTCCAATGAAATAACAACCTCTTTACCTTCAAAAGACTTAATAGCATCAATAACTAAATTGCGGTTTCTTTTAAATATTCCGTTGTGTATTGAGGTTGTTATGTTTATTTTCATTGTGGTATAATTAAATCAAAAGTTGAAATCAAATTTTTTAGGTTTGGATTATCTCAAAATGGTAAATTTTCCTCGTTTTCTGCTCCTAAATGCGCAGGCTCTTGATTAGATTGCGGTTGTGCATTTCCTTGATTTGCTTCAACTTTGATAATTTTCCACGCTGACAAAGTAGTATAATAATTCCCGTTGTGTTCATTTGTATTGACATTAAACTCAACCGTTACCGTATCGCCTTCACTTTGGTGTTTTGTTAAGTTAGCTACCTTTTCATCGCCAAAAACCTCAAAGCAATAAATGTTGTTATATTGGGTTTCACTATCAACTAAGAAGCTTTGTTTTACCCATTGACCGCTACCGTCTTTTTTAGTTCCTGTTTGTTGCGGTAAGAACCGTTTTAATTTTCCTGTTACTGATAAATTCATAATTAAAATTGTTGATTATTTGTTAAATATTGAATAAACTCTTGTTTTAAATTTTCGGCTTCTGCAACACGTTCTTTTATTAAATTAATCATAACCTCGTCACGAGGCACTATAATTTCGTGCCACATTTCAACACCGTTAAAAATAATGTAATTAAAGAAATGACATTGATTTGAATTACTGCATAACATTTGCATTTGCATCTGACAAATATATTCTTTGTCGATTGCTTCAATTCCTTTAGCTACTAATTTAAAGAATTTCTTTGAACGTGGCGACTTGATTTCTAATATCGCATCGTCGCCTACTATGCCGTCAGGACTTGCTCCCGCATTGTCGCCAAGTGGGAAAAAGTAACTTTCTTTCACATCAATAAAATCAAGTTCTTTTAACTCTTTAAACTTACGAAATGCTAAAGGTTCTAAAGTAATTCCACGTTGCATATCAAAAGAAGTAAAACTATCTTCTTCATCTGTACCGTAAACAACCTCGCACGCCATTTCAAAAGCGTAATTTTCTCCAGTTAATCCTAATCCTTTAACTCCGAGTAGTTCACTTATTCTTGAGGCTGTAAATCTACCTTTACGAACGTCAAACCACTCATTACTGCGCTGTTCCATAAATCAAATATTCATTATAAACATCGTCAGTAAGCGTGTAGATTTTTTCAATCTGTTCTTTTGTTGCGTTGGCTTTTTTTGCTTTCTCAAAATTAGCCTCAGTAAATAACGGTTTAGTGTTTACTCTCGGTTGCACCTGTCTAATTCTAACACCTTGAGTTAGTCCACCGCTTACGGATTTGACGTTTTCCTCAACGTATAATTCAACTGCTACGTTATTCCAATCCTGTACAAAAGAACTGCCTGTAAATAGCTTAATTTGCTTTGAGTTGGTTGCGTTTAAAACCATTGGTTTAATAGGCTCAATAAAATACGCAATATTCGCATCCATTTTTTTACCCGCAACCTTTGCGCCTTTTTCTTGTTTGACGCATTTAATTGTAAACACAAGCGGTTTGCCTTGTTCAATTAAATCTTCTAAATCCGCACTTCCTAAGTGGTCTGATTTAAATACATTTCTGTAGTGGTCTTTCTTGTTTTCCATAATAATTTCAGTTTTTAAAGCCCTTTGAGTTAAAGGGCTGTTTTGGTTGTTGTTTAATCCCTCCGAAATCGGGGGAATATAATTTAGACTAATTTAGAATGAAGTTATTTAGTCATGTTCTTTCCACATCGACCATAAAAAGACCGTGTATATAAAGGATAACGGCTTTGTTTTGCTATTCCATTTCCAACTACTTCAAATGGTTTTTGTTTCGGGGTTTGCAATACTTCAAAACTTTTAGGAAGTCCGTTATGGTCTATACCATAAATGAAATCGCTTTTCCCTTGCAAATATGCTTTTAGCATTCTTTGGTTAAACATTCTTTCTTCTTTGTTTTTGAAGTCAGAAGTTTTGCCTAAAAATTGTCTTTTTGGTTTTGGTATAATACCGTGAATTGTGTTCATAATTTTGATTTTTAAAGTTATATAAAGATACTGATTTAATTCTTTGGAATTGTTCTAAATTAAGGGTAAGAATATAAATAATATTACAAGCACAATAGCCATTGCAATAATAAAATCTGCTGCTGCGGAAAGAATAAATTTCAATTCCTTTTTGTCTTGTGGTGTCATATCGATTTCAATAATTTAGTTAATTTAGTTTCTGCCTTGTCTAATTTGTAAATCAATTCAAGAGTTAAAATCCCGCAAGTTCGTAACTCACGCAAGTCGATTATTTTTTGATTTAAGCGTTTAATTTTGGCGTATTTTTCGGGTGGTATTGTGTGGTGGTTCATGTTATTTATTTAATAATTTTGGATTTTCATAGATGTTCCCGATTATTTCTACATCAACATCTTTAAAACTAAATTGATATTCACCTTTGACAACATCGTCAATAGTTTCATAGCAGAAACAAGCAAATTCATTATGCCAAATCATTTTGGCTCTGTCTTGATGCTTAGTTATTAAAACATCACCCTCATAAATATCAACACCGTTCTTATCTTTTAATCCCGTGAATTGCATAATAGGAAACTTATTGGCTTTTTCAGTTGCGGAATTATAATTTTCGTGCGCCCAAAATTCACTATAACCATCTACTGTAAACCCTAAAGAATAACTCCCTTCAAAATCAAAATATTGTAATCCTGATTTTTCAAGTATAATCATTTCTTCTCCGTCCCACGCTCTAAATTTTATTTCTCTATTTTTCATATCTCGTTTAGTTTAATATCAAATTTATCAGCTAAATCTTTAATCGTTTCAATCGCTTTGGTGCGCTCGGTGTTTAGTTTGCGGATGTGTTTCCAATTATTAGTGCCTAAACTCGTTTTATGAAACGCAACTACTTTTTTCTCGTGGTTATCTGTTTCAGGAAAAAAACAACCGAATAACCAAACTTCCCAATCTACATTATTGTCACTAACCTCCACCTCTTCCAAATACTCGAAAGTAGGAGTTAGGAATTTCGATGCTGGGTGGGTTGTGGAGTTGTTATCATTTATATATTTTAAATTTTTCCACACACCTGAACCGTAACTTTTTTTAGGAAAGTAATAATTGTAACCATGCTGACTTAATTTATAACCACAATTATTCTTAGGGTTTAATTCAGTTATTGCTTTCGCTTCCGCATCAGTCTGACAATGGATGCACTCGTTTTCTGTGAAATTTTCAAATGGATTTTTCATTTTGTTTAGTTTTTAATTGTTTTCTATGTTGTATAATTTATTTTCAAGTTTATCTACTTCTTCCGCTTCTGAAACGCCCCAATTCCTTAAAGCATCGTTTGAACTTCTTAATTTTTCAAGTTCATTATCAAAATCCCAAAGTATATTTTCTATATCTGAAATAATATCTTTTAAATCTTCAACTTCATCTATTTTTTGATAATTCCTAACAAGTTTCATTATTTCATTTTGCCCTTTAATTAGTTTATCAATATCAGGACAAGTGTGTCTTATTGGTTCTCTGCGGTGACTTCCCATAATAATTGTTTAATAAAATTCACTTCTTTTTACTCCGTTTTCGTTGTACAAGTCTGTGTATTCCCATTCCATGTCCTCCTCACTCTCTTTCAATACTTCTTTAACGTGTTCTACTTTGTCAAGTATTGATTTTTGCATTTTGTCGAGTTGCTTTTGAGTTGGTTCAAGTATTACCCAGCAACTATTGTTTTTAGTCATCCCGAAATCCTCGACTATAACTTTATAATTGTCTTCCATTTTTCCGTAAAAGCTAATTGAGTAACTTCCGAAATTAGCACTTATCCCAATTGTTTCAATGTCTTTTGTTCCTGTATCAAGTTTGATGTTTTGGATTAAGGAATTGAATATGGTGGTTGGTAGTTTCATAGTTTTAAACTGTTAATAATTCTTTTTGATATGCATTTGACGCTTCTAATTCACAAGTAAATAATCCTAAGAATTTTAATTTACCGTTAATCCAAATTTGAGCAGTCCATTTTTTATTTCTTTTATGCCAGCTAACACCTGTGAATTGACTACTTGACGATAAGTGTTTGTGATTAGAATTTTCTCTTGCAGTAACAATTTCTAAATTTTCAACATTATTATTTATTTTATTAAAATCAATGTGATTAACTACTAATTTATAACCACAAGGTTTATGATTTAAAAAAGCCTCTGCTACAAGTTGATGAATCTTTTTACTTTTTTGAATACCATTACGTAAAGTTATATAATAATACCCCTTTGCTTCTAATCTTGGTTTTAAAATCCTTTCTTTACCAAATTTTAAACTCTTAACATTTCCTAAATTACTAACTTCGTAATCTTCAAATCCTTCAATTATTTTCCATATTTCTTTTTTCATGGTTTTCAAAGGTTTATCAAAATCACTATTATAGACTTTTGATGTTTCTAACTTTGGCTCGTTTCTCGGAATGAATTTATCTGATAAAGCTTTGTTGTTTGCTTTGAATAGGTCTTGTGTTTTCATAATTAATTAGTTACTAATTCTTTTTTATAATCTTCTATTAACTTAGCGCATACATCCTCTGAGAATTGATGGTCTAGTTTGCGGAAGCGTGAGGCTTTATATCCAAGACTATACAACTCACCTTCAAAAAACACGGTGTTAATTTCTTCTAAAAAGACAGCGTTGCCAACAATATGATATATAGTGTAGATTTCGTTTTTAACCAATGTTTTAGTTTTTGTTGTCAATCCTATGCTATCGTCTACACAAACAACCCTTTCCCCTACTTTAAAATTACTCATATCACTTATTTTTAAATGGTTCTACAATTTTGTCAATGGCTTCTAAACATTTGCTTTTTACCTTTTCAGGGACTAAAGCATGAATAGTAACTGTTTCTATTCCTTTTTTGTACTTTGGCTTTGCGCCTGCGTTACGCTCGTTTTTCTTTTTCATGGTTATTATTTAAAAGTTTTATCAATATCAATTCCTTTATGCTTTTTAATAACTTCCTCAACAACATCTATTGGAACCCATCCATAAACGGTGTTAGTTGGATTTTCCATATCTTCAGCATACTTATTAATAAGAGTTTCTTCTTTGCTTGGAAATCCTAATTCAACAAAGAAATATCTATTAGTGTCTATTCTTGGTTCGCAATAATGCCCAGCTGAACCCTGAACAGAAATACTAAATCCATCTTTACATATAATTCTATTTCTTTGTTGGTATTCTTTTCCTTCTTGAAAAGTAATAGCTAAAAATTGTTTTACATTCATAATTCCTATCTTTTAGTTTGATAAGTCAAAGATAATTCAAATTAATTTAATTAAACAAAAAATCTAAACTATTTTTAATACAACCATCTATTTATATTAATTCTAAATAAAGATTGTTGTTATTTGGAAATTATTTTGTAGTTTTGAATAAACAATCATAATATGACAAAAGGTAAAATTTTAATCGATGCAGACCAAGACCAAGCGTATAGAATATTTTACTTTGATGAAAATTCAGTAAACGGAATGTATGTCATTGATGGCGGAACAATAGGAGTGGTTATTCATGGTTCTGACTTTATTTTACAATTCGACCAAAATATATTCGAGAAGATTAAAAATTGCTTATCTTTGAAAACTTTAGGATTTAATTAAATGCTTGAACAATTAGCAAAAAAAGACAATTACTGGCGAACTATTGCATTTAGAATATGCAAGGATAGGTTTATAGCCGATGATATAGTTCAAGATATGTATATTAGATTGCACGATTGTAAAAAAAAAATAAACGATTTCTATGTAGTAATAACAATGCGTAATATTTTCTTAGCTAATTTAAAAAAAGACAAGTTATTAATTTCAATAGGTGACAAAGACATTTTAGATAGGAGTAATGACTTTGAATATTCAGACAATGAAAAGGAATTTATAAAAGCTTTAAAATGGTATGAAAAGGAATTAATAGAAATGACTTATGATAAATCGTTTCACGAAATTCAAAGGGAACTAAATATAAATTACCAATTTGTTAGAAGAATATTAATCAAAACACAAAAAGGATGGCAAGACCAAAAAGCAAAGGATTAGGGGATACAGTAGCTAATATTTTAGAAGATACTGGAATTAAAAAACTCGTTGAAATATTTGTAGATGGAAAAGATTGTGGATGTGAACAACGTAAACAGAAGTTAAATGAATTACTACCTTATAAATTTAAGGCACGATGTTTGACAGAGTTAGAATACAATGAATACAAAACATTTATAGAAACAAGAACCCTAACGATGGAATGGGATAAAGTTACTTGGGTTTGTGATTTATACGCGAGTGTATTCTCAAGACAGAAATGGTATCCTTGTGTTGGATGCAGTCCAAAAATATTAA